AAGAGCAGAAGTTGAAGTATCGTGGCGTAGCTTACACACCGAAAACTAAATAATCAAACGGAGTCAGGCACCTCAGAGTCGGACCTGGCTCCTATTGGCTTTGAGCCGGTACGCCGATACCTCATAGCCGCGCGGCTTTGGTAAAGCCTCATAATTTTACCAACAAAAAAAATACTATGCATAGGTCTATTGAATGGGCTGCTGGTTTATTCGAAGGCGAAGGTTACATTACCAATTGTGGTAAATACCCTAAAGTCGGTCTAACCATGACTGATAAAGATGTTGTTCAAGAATTTGTCAAAGTTATTGGTGTTGGTGCTTATCGTGTTCGTGATAGGTCTCCTAATAAAACACAATATGAATGGCAAGTTACTGGTAGCAAATGTAAGGGTATTCTCGAAACTCTTCTACCTTATTTAGGTAACCGGCGAGCCTATAAAGCTCTAAACATTCTAGACAGTTTAGAGTTAGTTTAACACTTTCTCTTAACTAAAATGGCATTTCAATCTTCTGTGAACCCTGCTCAGCTTACTCAGCTGGGTCAGGCTAACCTGGCGGGTGATACCCGCGCCCTTTATCTCAAGCTGTTTAGCGGTGAGATGTTCAAGGGTTTCCAAAACAACACTATCGCTCGTGACCTGATCATGAAGCGCACCCTGAAGAACGGCAAGTCTCTGCAGTTCATCTTCACGGGTCGCACCAAGTCCGAGTTCCATACTCCTGGTAACAGCATCCTGGGTGATACCAATGGTGCACCCCCGGTGGCCGAGAAGACCATCACCTGTGATGACCTGCTGATCAGCTCTGCCTTCGTGTATGAGCTTGATGAAGTTCTTGCTCACTACGATCTCCGCTCTGAGATCAGCCGTAAGATCGGCTATGCTCTGGCTGAGAAGTATGACCGTCTTGCCTTCCGTGCTATTGCTCGTGGTGCTCGTCAGGCTAGCCCTGTGAGCGCAACTGGCTACGAAGAGCCCGGTGGTACTCAGATTCAAGTCGGTACTGGTGCTGGCTCTGAGGCTGATGCCTATGATTCGGCTAAGCTGGTCGACGCCTTCTATGATGCTGCTGCAGCTATGGATGAGAAGGGTGTGTCTATGGATGGTCGTGTGGCCGTTCTGAACCCCCGTCAATACTACTCCCTGATTCAGGCTGTGGGTACTAACGGTCTGGTGAATCGTGATGTCCAAGGTTCTGCTCTGCAGTCCGGTAACGGCATCATCGAGATCGCTGGTATCAAGATCTACAAGTCCATGAACATTCCGTTCCTGGGTAAGTATGGTACCAAGTATGGTGGCACCACTGGTGTGGCTGATCCTGGTAACACTGGTGACTTCGTGGAAGTTGCTCTGGAAGATGCTAGCACTGCTCAGGCTGGTATCAACAACGATTACGGTACTGCTGCTGAGGTTGGCTCTACCTCCTGCGGTCTGATCTTCCAGAAGGAAGCAGCCGGTATGGTGGAAGCTATTGGTCCTCAGGTGCAAGTTACCAGCGGCGATGTGTCCGTCATCTACCAAGGTGATGTGATGCTGGGTCGTCTGGCTTGTGGCTGTGACTACCTGAACCCTGCTGCTGCTGTGGAACTGCACGTCACCAATACTGCTCCTTCTGCATTCTGATCTTAAGATCCTAACGGGAGCCTCTTCGGGGGCTCCTTTTTTTTTATTATTTATTGATAACGGTTATCATTATCAACTATGCCTTACGCAACCACTGGCTCCAACACTGAGCTACAAGCTGTTAATCAGATCCTGGCGTCAGTTGGTCAGGCTCCTGTAACTTCGTTGACAACTGAAGAGACATTTGTACTAGAACAAACTGATAGTTTTGTTGGTTCTATTTCAGGCACTACACTAACTACTGAAGAAGCTGATATTCCTGTCGGTACTTATATCTCTGGTACTGGTGTAACACAGAACACTTCTATTGCTACTGCAGGTGTGGCTCAAGGGACTAACCCTGAGACATACGAATATACTGTTAATATCTCACAAACAGTAGCGATTACTAATCTAATTAAATCAGTAGTTTCTTATTCAGTTGCAACGCAAACCAACCCGGACGTTGCGATTGCTTATAACGCTTTACAGGAAGTAACACGTGAAGTACAATCTGAAGGCTGGTCCTTTAACACTGAACGTAACTACGATCTATTTCAACCTGATGCCGTAACTGGAAAGATCGCTATTCCTAACAACGTGATCCAAATGGATTTGAGTCATGATTACTCTGCTAATCTAGGACGTAACGTTGTGAATCGTGGTGGTTTTGTTTACGATACAATTAAACACACAGACGTGTGGGATACTAATGAAACTCTCTACTTTGATGTAGTCTGGGAGTTTACTTATGAAAACTTGCCTCAACCTATTCAAGCTTATATTGTAGCTCGTACTGCTGCTATTGTTTGTAGTCGTATTGTTGGAGATCCCAATCAATACCAAATCCTACAACAGAAAGAAGCATTTACAAGAGCAATGGCACTTGAATATGATTGTAATCAAGGTGACCATAGCTTCTTTGGAGCACCTAAAGATGGAAATTACTATTCCAGCTACACTCCTTATAATGTACTAATGCGATAATGCCAGCAGTAACTCAACTGACACCTAATTTTCTTGGAGGTGTCTCCCGTCAAAGTGACGATAAAAAACTAGTGGGTCAGGTAACTGAGTGTATTAACGGCTATCCTGATCCTACTTATGGTCTTATTAAAAGACCTGGTATGAAGTTCATTGACAAGCTTAAGAATTCTGGTGGCACCCCGTTTAATAAAACTGCACTAGATGGAGCTATTTGGTTTGTACTAGATCGTGGTGAAGCTACATCTTATATTGGTGCTATTAAAGGTACCAATGTTTATGTATGGAAATCAGATGGTACTTGGTGTACAGTTACTAATAGTGGTACTAGTTATCTTACTGGTACAACTGCAGATGACTACCATTTCCGTAGCATTCAAGATGTAACCGTTATTACCAATAAAACGGTAACCACTGCTATGCAAGCTGCCGGTACTTATGTACCTAATTCAGTTGCTACTCTTAAACTAAAGCAACTAGTTAACAGCTATGATTACTACGTTACTATTCAAGGTGTAACCGCTACTTCTAAAGCCCAGTCGTCGACAACATACATTGATATGTTGATCTATGACCCTGGCAACATCAACACTAACCACCACATTGTTGACGATATTGTAACTACAATCCAAGCTCAACAAGCAGCAGCTAACCCTGATTTTAACGGTACTTGGTACATCGAAGGTTATGCAGATAGTCTAGTTATCCGTAGGACTAATGCTACCCCTAATGCTGTTGTAACTAACTACAGTACTCCTACTGGTACACCTCTAGCATTTACCATTACTGGTAAAGGCGGTTTAAATAATGTTGCCTTGGAAGTATCTCAGGATCAAGTAAAAGATGTATCTGAACTGCCTCTTGAATCCTTCCATAATCATAACTTCAAGATTGCTAACAGTAGTATCGCTGAAGACGATTACTATGTCAAGTTTGTAGCAGAAGATGGTGTTCGTGGTAGGGGCAGTTGGCAAGAGACTGTAGCACGAGATGTGTCTCCAGGTGTTAATGCCTCAACAATGCCTCATGAGCTAGTTAGCACTGGGGAAACTACATTTACCTTTGGTCCTATTACTTGGGCTGCTAGGACTGCTGGGGATGATACTACTAATCCTCAACCGTCTTTTATTGGTAACACGATCACATCTACATTCTTCTACAGCAACCGCTTTGGCGTATTGTCAGAAGATAATGTAATCTTTGGTGTAGCAAATGATTCTTATAATTTCTTTGCTAGATCTGCACTAACTCAGATTGATTCAGATCCTATTGATTTGAACGTATCTAGTGTTAGACCTGTTACTTTGACTGATGTTCTACCTTCTCCACAAGGTCTCCTGTTGTTTAGTGAGAGACAGCAATTCCAAGTGTTTTCTACAGATGGTAGCGTTTTAACACCAACATCTTCAATTGTTAGGGCTATCTCTAACTATGAGGCAGCAAGCAACATTGCACCTGTTGATGTAGGTACAAGTGTTATTTTTGTTAGCAAGGTAGCTGACTACAGTAAGGTATTTAGTCTTCAGCTTCGAGACGTTGAAACTAATCCTTCTATTGTTGATATTAGTAAGTCTGTTCTGGAATGGATTCCTGATACGGTTGATGACTTAATTGTAAGTCCTCAGAACTCACTTGTAGCTCTGATTGATCGTGGTTCATCGTACATCTATCTATTTAGATTCTATAATGATGGTGAGAGGAACCTTCTTCAAGCATGGACAAAGTGGCAGTTGACTGGTACAATTCAAGCTGCTCGAATTCTTAATGACTCCATTGTTGTCGTTAGTCAACATGAAGATGAGTACACTCTTCAAAGCATTACTATTGATGAGCTACCTACAGGCTCAGTAACTGCTACTGTCAGTAGTACTGAAGGTAATCCCTGTTTAGACTTTGCTTCACGTCCAGTAGATCCTGGTTCAGGTTCTGCAGTAGTCTATGATAGTGCTACAGATGTGACTAAAGTTTACCCAGCATTCACTCCTATTGAAGATAAACAAGCTACCATCCTAATTGCTAATCCATCTTCAGAAGCAGGTTATTCTGTAAAAGGAACACCTAGGGTTGAAGTTGGTACTGGTTATCATTACTTTGAAGTTCTAGGGGATGTTTCTGCTTTAGCTAATGGTATGGTTGTTGGTTATGGTTATGACTTTGAAGTAACTCTTCCTAAGTTTTACTTTAGGAGAAGTGAAACAGAGACTGACTTTACTGCAGTACTTACTATTTCTAGGGTTAGGATTTCTACTGGACGTACAGGTGCTTTGACTTTTAAGACACGTGTAGGTGATGCTAAAGAGTGGACACAGATTTCAGAGGTTACCACTGTTAATGATTATACAGCAACTGGTAATCCAGTTAAACCTGAATTTCAATTCATTGTACCTATCCATCAACGAAACATTAATTTTGAACTTAAAGTGACAAGTGATTTTCCATACCCTGTATCGTTGGTGTCAATGATGTGGGAGGGTAACTATTCACCACGATTCTATAGGAGAGCCTGATGAAAGACAGTCTTCTTAAAGAACAGCTAGCTGAATCTGGTTTGGAGATGCAGGTTGCTGCAATCTTTGCAGGCATTGGTGCTGCTACTGGTCTCTTCAGTGGTATCTTTGGTGCTAGTGAAGCCAGTGCTGCAAACGCTAAGGCTGAAGAAAACCAACGTAAACAACAAGAACTTCTCAACGAACAAGCCAGACTTCAAAACGAATATAACGCTAAGAAGTTTGAAGTAGAGAAAGATAATTATTACAAACAAGCTCAGTATAATTTCGATACTGCTCTTGAAAAGTGGAGGTATGATACAACTATCCGTGCTTTACAAGAGAAAACAGATGCTGATAAGTTCTTACTGAATGTTCAGAACTCTCAAAAACAACTAACCTTTAATGACATTTCAGCTGAACAGGCTCAAGGAAGAGAGCAAATGGCATTTAATGATGCCATGTCTGAATACTCCTTTGAACGTCAAGATCTCCTTGTAGCTCAATTACAAGCTGAAGGTAAAGCTCAATTGGGTCAAGCTGGGAAGAGCTTTAACAAACGGATGACTTCAGAAAGAGCTGAAATTGGGCGAGCACTCGCTGTTATGTCTGCTAGTTTGACTGGTGAAATCAACGCATCTAATCTAAGGATGTTTGATATTAATATGGGTCGTTACGCTGCAGATGCTAGGGTCGAAGCTGCACGTATGTTACGTCCTGAAAGACTTCCTGATATTCCTACACCCACTCGCCCACCTGAGCCTACTTGGCTTGAGCCTATGCAGATTCTTCCTGGTATGGCCGCACCTGCTCAGACTCAAAGTGTCTTCGCTCCGATTATTAGTGGCATTAATCAAGCAGCTAGTAGTCTTAGTAGCATCGACTGGAGTGGACCTAAGAGTGGTGGTAGTTTTAACAACTCAACACCGATCTATAATGCTTCCAGTGTCGCATTTAATCCCCAAGCATTCAGCATCCAATCTCTTATTTAATTAACTATGGCTAAATTTAAACGGTCGATACAGCCAATAGGTTTCCGTCCTGAAGAAGTATCAGAAAGAAACGTTTCTGAACTTCAAAAATACTCTGATAGAATTATTCAATCTATTAGAGAAGAACGGGATGCTGTTATTTCTAATCGGAATGATACTTCCAACGCTTTAAAAGAGAACGCTCGTATTGAATCATCTCAAGCTGCAGATAATGCTGCTATACAGCAACGAAATATAGCTACTCAACTTCAAGCTCAACAAGATCTTTCTCAAGCTGCTCTTGATGATTTTGATCGGAGGACAAGAGCTAGTAAGGAGATATTTGGTGCTATTGCCAACCTTAGTACTAAAGCTGCAGAGAAGTTTCGTAAGATTGAAATTGAACGATTAGAGGAAAAGGATAAAGCACAAGCTGCTGAGATCCTTGCTATGGGTGATAACCACCCTGCTGTTAAAGCTCTAAAAGCGTTGTCTAAGGACATGAACGTTGAGGAGCTTACTAGCTATACTGAAATAGCGAAAGCTAAAGAGAATGGTTTAGGTAATTACGAAGCTGATACTTACATTAAACAGCTTAATGAATTAGGTTATCATGCTAAGACAGCTCTTCTTAGGCACACCAGTAAAGGTTGGGGTACCTACATCATTGAAAAGGAGATTAGCGAAGAGAAGAAATATACTGACCCTACTACTGGTAAAAAGTTTTCCGGTTTAGA